AGGCATCTGAGATTTTTGATACTCTATATGATGATCTAGAAGAATTTGGATATGAAACTGGTAATATTTGGTATCTAGAGGATTAATACTATTATGATAATGCGGGTTCTAGAAAAAATATGTGAAATTATCGGCTATTTTCTAAAGAAAGGTTAATATGGATAATGTTAATGTTACTCTTCAGATTAGCGTGAGTATTCCTTCTGAGGATTTGATGGATAATCTTAGTAGGAAACATATTGCTAGTTATCTTAATAGTAAATTTTATTACAACAGTGGTTGGTTTGGCCATTTGACAGAAAGTAATATTAAGAGTATTACAACTGCCCCAAAAAGTACCGGACTATCATTGAGTGATATTCTTAGTAAAGAACACACTTTGGAATAGTCACAGTTTCTAAACCCTTGTGTCTCAAGGGGTTGCGTCCACCTACCGATATGGTAGAATGGTGATGTCGGTCACGCCACTTTTCTTTTCTTACCACAGGATGCTAAATTTTATGATGAGTTTTGCTCTGGGCCTTGGTGTGCTTATTGGTTTTATGAACGCTTATGATACTCTGAAACATTGATTCTATTCTTACTTACCACATTACTTACAATAACCCTTAACCGCACCCCTGCATAATATATATCCTATGTCCAATTAGTTGTCAAGACCAAAAACTTTTTAGGGGACAAGATTATGATTATTCAATCAAAGATTTGTTTTATGGTTTTAGTTGCCGCAATTCCAAATAATACTGTTAACTATAAAAACCATGAAGTTCAAAAATTGAATAATATTACTGTGCTAGAGAGTGATATTCCTAATAAGAATACTATGGAATATAACACCATGAATAATAATGAACTATTCAGCGATTATGTTCAAGAGGCTATGTATAATATTATAGCTGAGGATATTGAATAGTCTCATCTAATCCTACGGATTTGCCGGGCTTGACGATAGTCAGCGGGATTATGGGGTCGGGTTTAAAAAAAGAATTTCCACACAGAGACCCCTCATGGTATAATACCATAGTCAACGAAGCTGGTGTTAATCATCTATATGACGAAAGATGAGGAAGACCGGAGTCATGGGCAAAAGTGTTTTTAACTTTTAAACCATGAGGTGATTTATGCGTAATAGATATATTAGTCAGGTTAATCGTAAGGAAGTTCAAAGAAAGTATATTGATCAGATTTTGGGTGAGTTAGATTTTATGGAGATTAAAGATAGGTTAAGAGACTATCTTCAAAAGGAAAAAGATAAAGAATCTGATTATGCTCTAGAAGCTGAGATACGAAAAGAGGCTCCTGAAGTTTTGGTGGAAAACTGGGAGGACTTTGATACTCCTACTACTCTTACTCAAGGTAGAGAAAGGAGGGGTAATCGTGAAAACGCTTAAAATTACTAATGAGAATAAATCATATATATCTAAAAGATATGTTGACTATATTCTCTCCCGTATGGATGAAACAGATGTATGGAATTCTTTAAAGGACTACTTATTTAAGGAGAAAATTAAGTATCCTATTGAAACTTTACAATCTGAAATCAAAAGATATTGTCCTCATATTTTAGAGGAACACTTATCTGAAGAGGTTGTGGGAAAAGGAGAAGAATATCATGAGAACTTTTAAAAGAATAATTTCTTTTGAAGTAGAGGGTGAAATTTATGATGACTCTACTTCAGCAAAACAAGTTTTAGAAAGCTATAATTGGAGATTTAAGGGATTCCATGATAATCATGAGGATAAATGTTTCTTAGAATCATCTCATGATAATTGTCGTGGACGTATTACTAAAGTTATTAGAAAAGATAAAATTAGTAAAACTGACAGAGAAGATACAGAAACTTTCACAGTTAATACATGAGGTGCTTTATGATCACATTACCAATAGAGTATTGGTATGTTGGTACTTTTATAGTATTATGTTTGTTAACATGGTTTGGGTATAGGTATTTTTATCCTACTCAAAATTTTAATCCATAGTCCATAATTAACTACATTTATTCTAACCGATCCGGCCATTAGTCTCAGCTAATGTGCCGGATTTGGTTTTTGTGGTGATAGTCAGCGGGTTTTAGCGATTAGTCAGCTTGACAGATTAGCCACTTAACTTACTATAAGTCAGGACGATTGAAATGTCATACGGATATGACAAACTTTAACAAAGGAGATTCTTTATGCGTTTTCTAGCTCTAGTAGTTGCTCTTATGCTTTGTGGTAATGCTTATGCTAACGATTGCTCGTCTGGCAATTGTAACCTACGAAGTCGCGTTGTCAATACTACTAAAGAAGTTATTTCAGTTCCAGTAGTAGTAACTCGTAAGACTATTGAGACTACCCGTAATGTTGGTCGTAGACTAACTTCTCGCGTTCGTAGTGTTGTTCGTTAATCTCTTATTATTAATTCAAGGAGGAATATATGGTAAGATTACTAGTATTACTATTAGTATGTTTGGCCCCGTCAATTAGTTATAGTCAGCAAGTTTTTTATAGTCAGAATAAAACTTACTCCTATTCATCATATCAACCCTCAACATCTTCTGCTCAAGGTGTGGCCGAAATTCAGGCCCGCCGAAATAGCATGGGGCATTGTGGTGGCAATAGTGGATATGAAGGAGTTGGTTTTAGTAGCGTAAGTTCTGATGCTGCTATTAGAAACTGCTGTTACTGGGGCCAAAGAACTCCAATTGATATTGGGGTAGCTAGAGGAAAGAGTGGATGGTTTGCTTGTGTAAGATATAGGTGAGATAATTGTTCCACCTAATATTCTGGATTCGGATTTTATGGATACAGTCAGCCAAAAATATTATATAAGACTAGATAAGAATTTACAATGTGAAACTATCTGCTCTTATGTGCAAAATTTAGTGACAAAGTTCCATCAGTCCAATCAGAATTTATCTAATTCATTTTTATGTTTGGATGTTAAGCAAATTAGTAATGATATTGATAGCTCTATAGTTCTTTTAGAATATAATAGTCCCACCTAAAGCAACGGGTTTGGTCAAAGTGGTTATAGTCAGTCAAAATTAAGCAGAGAAAATGATTCCACTATTTTTACAAAAAACATTAGTAAGCAAACCACTACTACCCAGACTAGTTCATGATGATTTTTCCAGAATGTTAGTATCAATTGTGGGAATAATACTATGTGGAATAGCATTCTATAAGATAGGAAAATATTTTAATGGACATAAATGACCCTCTAATAAAATATTCACCAGCCATAATTTTCTCCTGCATTATAATTCAGTATGGACTTATCCAATATTTATCATATATGTTATGGAGTGATGACAATGAGTGACCTTTCAAAAAAATCAGATTTTCATATACCTTTCATTAAGGAACTAGTATTTGTGGGACTAGTTACTATAGTTTCTATGGCTTTTACTAGATTTTTATTGATCAATTATCTTCCCACCACTATTCAAAATGTTCTTTATACTCTGCATAAATTCTAATTCATCAGAAAACACCGGGTTTTTCAGCATTTTGTTATGAGTTTCACACATTAATATGGCTATTTTTACTTATTGAATATGCCGGTGGTAAAAAAACGATTAAAGACCAATTAGGGAATTAGCCGATAATCCCTCTTGACAACCCTCGCCCCTTCTGGTATACTATTACTACTGTTAATATGAATATTTTTAAGAGGTATAGTGGAAAATGTATAAGAATGTATTGTTGACCGATAAAGAAATAGCCCTTCTCAAGAGTGTTATTAATCAAGCTCTACATGAGAAAATGAGCATTGACCGTAATAATTTGACCATTATTCTTAACCGTCTTAGAGGTATTAAACCCACAAAAATATATAATCAGACTATTGATTAGGGAAATGAACCCACAAATGAACACTAAATCAAACAAGCATCATAAATCTAATATCAAAAAGGGTCATCAATACCAAATTGATCATGATCTATCTTTATTCATAGATAAAATCTCTCTAAAGAATGGGGAAATATTCAGGGTGGACTTTTGGGATAATGGTGATATTCTTAATGATTATATATTGGATATGAATAGGGAAACTCTAAAGGGAATGGCCGATTTTATTTATGAAACTATTGGAGAATAACTAATGACTGTTCAAGAACTTCGTAATAAAGGTTTTAAGGTAAAGGTTCTTCATAATCGACTTTATATGGGCAGATTTAAGTGGCAAACTGCTAATCCTTCAGTTATTATTGGCTCCTCTCCACTTGAGCCAGATACTAAGGGTGGATCAACTCATATCATTATTGATAGTCCTAATGGATTTCATTTTGAGGGAGTTGCTCTTTGTAGCAGAAATGATAATTATGATAAGAAGTTGGGAGTAAGAATTGCTCTTGGAAGATCTGGCGTTGTTGTATAACTAAAAGAATGAAAAATTTGGAGAATCTTTAATGAGTATTGTGATGAAAGACTTTTATAAGGCTGATGTTACCCGATTTGATATTGAAATGCTATCGGGGAATATGGTCAAGTTTGATGTTAGTAATGTTATTAGTTGGGATATTATGAGACTTAAAATGACTAAGGATGAGTTGAGAGGATTGGGGAACTTTATTAAAAGCTTTGTGGAAAACAGTAATGAAACAAATTAAAGTTGAAGCTACATTCTTTGTATTCTTGTTGTTTCTAATAGTATTTTTACTAATTATAGGACCATTTATTCAAATATGGGCAGTTAATACATTATTTAAAACATCTGTTGAGTATTCGTGGATCAATTGGGCGGCAGTTCTAATGCTTAATAGTAGTATTAGTGCATTTTCTTATAGGGGAAAATAATCGTGGAATATACATTGTTACAATTATGGGAGAATAACTAATGGTTGATAGAGATTATTATATGCAAACTGTTAATCCTGCTCATTATGATATTGATAAAGATATTAGTGTGGAAATGGTAACGAATGGAAATTCTTGTTATGTTTCTATTTATAATGATCGAAATGATAAGAGTGTTGCTTTTCAAGTGACTAAAGATAAGCTAAAAGGTTTGGCCAATTTTCTTAATAAAAATTTGGAGCATAAATAATGGCTGGTTTTGTATTTTTTGCTATTCTTGGTTATATGGCTAGTGTTCGTATTTATGATTGGTGGAATGGATATGGGGAGTTGTTTTAATGGAAAATAAAAATTTATCAAACAAGAGTACATTTAGAGCAGACGCTTTTAATCTTCATTTATTTCATAAAGGCATGATGTTTACTGATAATTATGGATTAATGCTAGGCTGTACTAAAAATTATACCCATCCACCAATTAGTAGGGAAGAATTAAAAAGTCTGGCCGATTTTATATATCAGTATTTAGAGCATAATCAATGAATAATAAAGATTTTACTTCATCTCGTTCATGGAGATGGCCCCCATTATATATTCCAAATGAACTAGAAGAAGATATACTTTTGTCTGGAGAATCTACAATCAAACAAAAAACTTGGATAGAACTATTGGGGGTTCCTCAACTTAATGAAGAAATAGACGGTAATGATATTGTTAGGGAAGTTGATCTCCACAAATTTAGAATACTCTATTCTTGTGATACTCATCAACAGGCTAAAGATGTTTATGATGCTTGGATTAATGAATATGAGACTATCGGAGAAAAAGAAAAAAACTAAGAAATATTGTTGACTCCATCACCAATGGTATGGTATAATAGACTTTGTGAGAAAAATTTTACCAACCTTTAAAGTATTGGAGTTAATTATGACGCCATTTAAGATTAGTGTTCTTGTTGCAGCATTTCTAAGTTTCTCTTTAAGTACAGGATTATGGTTTAGTGGAGTTGAAAACGCAAAAGACTGCGGATTGTTCGTAGGATTGTGGGTTCCTAGTTTCTTGTCTCTTGGAAATCTGTTACTAAAAAACAGCAAAGGAGATTAACATGGAAATGATTATATTTTTTGCTGGAGTGATCATGATGTTAATAGTTAGTTCTGGTTTGGCTCTCAGTATGCTATTTATGGGAGATCTAAATCCAGACTCTAGAAATAATCAAAAAGTAAATTATACTTTATCTGATTTGAAGAATAATGATACTTTGAAAAAATTGATTAAAGAAGTAAAACAACATACTGTTAAGATTGATGAACAGTAAAACATAACCAAAAAAGAAGATACGGCATAAAGGCCGTTTTTTCTTTTTATATGAAGTTAAGAAGGTTTCAATGATTATTTTAGTTATGATACCAGCACTTATTAGTCTACTATTAAGTATAGGACTATTATTTAGTGGTATTCCAAATGGTGAATTCTATAGCTTATATGTTGGTCTTTGGGTTCCGACCATATTATCTTTTGGTACTTTAATAGTGGTAACAAGCAGAAATTATGTAAGAAAAAAATAATCTCTAAAGTGTGGTCTTGACAAAGGCCGATAAGCATGATATGCTTACCCTCAAAGGAGAACAGCTATGAAATTTGAAAAGTATGCCCATCTTGTTGCCGACTATATTAGTGATGAGTATGATGGATTGGGTGAAGAAGGAGTAATGACAGATGATGAGAGGTATGCTGTTAAAAGTATGCTTCAAGCCCATTATGAATCTAAGGATAGTGTAAATAATGCGGCTAATTATATTATGAACTATATTAAACTTAACAGACTGTGGATGAAAGAAAACTGTGAATAGTTTGACTGGTTTAAATGTTCAAGCCCCGTGGAGTGATCTTTTAATAAATGGCTTAAAAACCGTTGAAACGAGAACATATCAGCTTCCAGACAAATATCATGGAGAACCATTAGCACTCATAGAAACTCCCGGCAAAAAAGGGAAGTTTAAGAGTCGCATTATTGGTATTATTACTTTTAGTCACTCTTTTGTATATCAAGATAAACAATCATGGATTAATGATTATCAAAGACACAAAGTAGAAGAAGATGACAAGAACTATGGATGGAATGATGATAAAGTAAAATATGGGTGGGTAGTATCAGATATTATTAAGTTTGATAAACCTATTGACCCTCCCAAAAAACGAGGTATAATTTTTACGAACGGCTGTTGGACTAGCTGAGAAAACACAAATGCGTAAAATAATGAACAGACTATTTTATACTTGGGATAACTTTGATCATGATATTCTATATATTATACGGCAACTACATGTTGATAAGTGGATGCCTGATTATGTGGTTGGTGTTAAAAGGGGAGGATTGATTCCGGCCGTTAAAATTAGTCATATTTTAAATAAACCTCTAATTATGATGAGTTGTCAGCTTAGAGATAGTAATGATAATGAAGTTAGACTTTATGAAGTAGAAGAACTCCCTAAAGATCGTAATATTCTTATCGTGGATGATATGTGTGATAGCGGAGGAACATTATCAAAAATCATCGTAGAATTTATAGCAAAAGGATTTGATGTTAATCATATAAAAACCTGCTCATTAATATTTAATAAGTCTCAGAGTTTTATTATTGATTATAGAGCAAGAATTATAGATAGGGATATAGAGGATGGGTGGATTATATTCCCGTGGGAAAAAGATACTTAAATTATGAAAATAGAAACTTTAGATTTAACGAATGATGTTGTTGAAATATTACATAATCCTATGCTGAAATATAGACCATTCCTATTGCGTCTTATTAATTTCAATAATGAAAAGTATGAACTCAGATTAGATTATGGGTCATTACAAGAATTGATTGATTTACTATCAAATGTATTAAAAACAAATGAATAATAAAATTACTATTTTGGGCGATGTACATGGTAAATACCAAGACTATCTTAATATAGTAAAGAGCCATGAATATACAATACAACTTGGTGACTATGGCTTTAAGTATGAGAGTCTTAAAGATGTTGATCATAATAAACATTTGATTATAGGTGGCAACCATGATGATTATGATAAAGTAAACTCTGTACCTAACTATCTTGGAGATTATGGATATACTGTTAATTTTAATGGATTAAATTTCTTCTATTATAGAGGGGCTTATAGTATTGATCGTCAAGATCGAACTATTGGAATAAATTGGTGGGATCAAGAACAGGTTACTATAGATCAGTTTATGAAAGCTAGAGAACTTTATCGTTCAATCAAACCCGATATATTTTTATCTCATGATTGTCCAGACTTTATGGTTCGTGATTATATTGGGCCATATGGTAGAGTATATGAGAATATTACTAATTGGGCTTTGGGAGAATTGTACAAAATTCATCAGCCTAAATTGTGGATTCATGGTCATTATCATCAGTCAAAAACTACAGTTTATGAAAATACTAAATTCATCTGTTTGGATGAGTTAGAAATTTACTCTTTGGTTAAAGACGAGTATTGACAAGTGCCGATAGTATGATAAAATAAAATAGTTGATGCCGAAAGGTTGGGATCGCGGGTAGTCCCACAATCAACCATCCGTAGACTCTTAGCGGGATTCTGTGTAAGACTGAGAAATGCCGCTTTATATTTGAAAGATTTTTATGAGTGAACTACCAGATAGTAAAATTCCTTGGTGGGATAATCACTATGAGGATGTTTATAGTGAAGAAGTTGAGGATGGTTATCCTTATGATATGGGAAGTAAGGTGCAGGAATGACTCAATATCCAGACCTAGAAAAAGATCTACTAAATAGCGATATTATAAGGAGTAAATGCAAGGATAGTATTTATAGTCAGAATCTATACGCTGCACTATGTAATAATAGATTCTTTTATAAAGAACAAGAGTGGACTTGTAGCTGGAGATATTCTGGCGGAATAGTAGCAGAATTAGTGGGCAAGGGTGGAGACTATTTAGATTATTATTGTAGTGGGATTAGTTCAGAAGAAAAGAACGGCTATGTTAGTGAGGGAGTAGTTACAGAAGTTATAAGAAATGATTTATTAAATTTAGGGTGGACATTTAAGCCTTATGAAAACATATAAAAAGAAAACGGTAAAAGCAGTAGATAAAATCCTGTGCGATGCTTGTGGAAAAGATTGCACAATTACTGAACCAGTAGATGAGCATGAATATGCTGAACTAACTGCTACATGGGGATATTTTTCCCAACAAGATGGTACACAGTATGATATTCATTTGTGTGAAAATTGTTTTAATGAAGTTCTAGGTTTTATTAAGGATAAAAGAAATAAACTTTTGCGTCCGTTTAATTATCCATATCCTAATGATCCATTAGAGGGAAAGAATTACTTTGTTTAAGCTTAATAAAAGAAGTCGTTTCAATTATTGGAGTTGTTCTAAATTTGCCAACTGGATTAGGGGTATTGAAAAACCTTTTGCTCTTGGATGGGATGAATGGGAAGTTTGGAGACAAGAATCAGAACAAAAACATCCATTTAGATATTGGGTGGCAGAAGAACTATTAGATTTTTTGCAGGATATGGTCAATCTTCCTATTGATATTTATCATACCATAGAAGTATATGTTCGTAATCGTTTTATTGATAAAATGCACTATCTTAGAACAGGACTAAAGCCGGGACAATATTACGATCTTGATTATAGAATACTGCACGGTCTTTTTAATGAGTTGACAATTTATGTGGAGAGTGAACTGGCTCATCTTAGTAAATGGAAATCTGAGAAGAAATATAAATTTATCGGCGGCAGATGTGCGGAGGCAGGATTGGATTACCTAAACTGGGCAGGCCAACTAAAGATGAATGAAGATTATGGAGTAAATCCTGGTGAAAAAGATTACGGTAAACCTACTGCACAAGCAATATCTTCTCAAAAAGTATTAGAACTTTACAACTGGTGGAAGAATAGAGATTATAGAACTGATCCAGACTCTATGTTTAGTAAAGAAAAAGATGGTAAAAGCTACTATAAAAAAACAGCCAAGATCATGGATGATTACGATAAAGAAGATACAAAAATGTTGATTGAATTCATTAAAATTAGAACAAGTCTCTGGACATAAAAAATTATACTGTCTATAAGACAGTTATTGACAACTTCTCTTAGAGAGTTATACTACGATGCGTTATGTGATTTTTGTCACGCTGGTTTTGGTTAGTTTTCTGGTTGGATATATCACGGGGGCTTATTATTAATGACTCAACTTAGTATTAATGATTGTATTACTCATCTACAAGCTAGGTATCATGAGTATGAAATTCTAATTAAAGGAATGGAAACTAGAAATAGTGAACTAATTAAGGTGGTAGCTACCATTAGATCAAACTTGGAAAGAGCCATCAAAAATCCATCAACCCTTAATCAAGCAGTATACGATAGCATTGACCTGTGCAGAGCCAATTTTAAATATATGGACTACTCCAGCGGACAATTTAAACAAGACCCACCCCTTTCAAGCGAGGATAAAAAACTCCCATGAGACTAGACCTTGCTAATCATATTAATGTTGGAGATAGAGTTCTAAACTGCTTTATGGATGAACTAGTAGTTTTATCCATACATAAAGATGTTTCTGATAATAATATTTTTCATAGCATAGTTTTTGCAACTATTGATAGTAGATTCAATAAAGACTCTTATGATTCGCATAATGTTTATCTATCTGAATTAGATGGTGAAACTGATGATGAAAAATCTTGGGTAGAATGGGCTAAAAATAACAGAGATTTTTTTGATAATTTTAATCACATAGAAACTCTTAAAGAAATCTATAAGATTGGTTTTTGTAACGGATTTGAATTTAAGCATAAAATATCCTCAGAGGAGATGCTGCAAAAATGATGATTTCTGAAATTAAAAAATGGGCAAAGAGTTGGGGTTATTCTATTATTAAAGATAAAGGCGATGAGGAAAAAAACGAACCAGTACAATATTATTGGAGTAAAGATGATGATATTAATGCTACTGGAGTTGCTCCTAGCGTAAGCAAAGTTGCAAAAGCAATCTTCAATCATCTAACAGATAATAAATGGCTAGATCATCAAAAAGAATACGAAGAGAAAAAAGAAACTAAGCATTTTGAGATTAGCAACTATGCTTAAAAATCTTTTTATTGATAGAGAATGGGAAACTAAATGTATAGATAAAATATGTCAAGAAATTCGTCAGAACAGTCTTATTAATTTAGCTAGTAAAACAGCAATATTACAATTAAGCTATGAGTATTCTGGACTTATGGCTCAATTAATGGCCCATAAACTATCTGATAAGGATGAGCCACTGGATATAGAACCAGTTAATATTCCATACAAAGATGAATTTGAAGCTTTTATTCATCCAGACCAATTAGACCCATACTACTCATTAATCGTAGTAGACAGTGGATGTCTTAGTGGAAATAATTTTAGAAAAATAGAGAAAAAACTTTTAGATTATGGTTTTCCAAGATCACAATTATATTTTACATGCGTGGCCTGTGATCTTAATAGTATTTTCCGCCCAGATTTTTGTCCAATATATTTTAATGGAGATGAACACATGGTTTCGTTTTGGTGGGAAACTAAAACAGATAAATTCAGGAGAGAATAATGAGTTTAGTAAAATTAATTAGCGTAACTCCCGATGCTGAAAAAACTATGGCCTATTGTGCTAGAGTTTCCAATCCTAGTAATCAAGACAACGATAACTATGCTAGACTATTAAAATATTGTATTGATCATCAGCATTGGAGCATATTTGAAATGGCTTTCATGACTCTGGAGATCAATACCACAAGGGGAATTGCTGCTCAAATTCTACGACATAGATCGTTCACTTACCAAGAGTTTTCTCAGAGATATGCCGACACAACATTATTAGCTGAAGATATTCCATTATTTGCACTAAGAAGGCAGGACAATAAGAATAGACAAAATAGTATAGATGATATAGCTGATGAAACAAGAGTTAAGTGGAATACTAAAATTCGTGAGCATTTTGCTAAAAGTAAGGCTCTTTATGATGCTATGATAGCGGACGGTATTGCTAAAGAGTGTGCTAGATTTATTCTACCATTAGCTACGCCCACAAGACTTTATATGAGTGGCAGCGTAAGATCATGGGTCCACTACATTAATCTACGATCTGCTCATGGAACTCAAAAAGAACATATGGATATTGCTAATGAAGCTAAAGAAATTTTTAAAACTCAATTCCCTATTATATCGGAGGCTTTAGGATGGTAGAAAAAGAATTTACTGTAACTGGACAACTTAAAGAGACAAATGGAACAGACAAACAGATGTTAATTTTACATCGTTCTTTTTTTACTTCATCCAAAGAAGAAGCTATCAAGAATTTTCATGATTATTTTGAGCCAAAACTAAAAGTTGTCAAGATTTTTTCTGTGGTAGACGATAAAGGAATTTTAGCTTAATGGATACCAAATTAGACTTCACTGTAAAAGTAGTAAAAGAATTACTATCTCACAAGTTTTCCGTTAAGCTATTAAATGTGGACAACATTGATGGTTATGGCGGATGGTTTGGAACAGATGAATGTGAAGAAGAATTTGTGGTCGCCATGAAACACCATATGGGTTTTGAAATTTTGATTCATGAATACTGTCATTTTTTACAGTGGAAACATGATCGTAAATTATGGGATAAGAGTATGATAACTTATGATCTGTTATTTGATTGGATAGAAAATAAATCTTTAGATGTGACTAATGAGGCTTTAGATTCTAGTTTACATGATATACTAGAAATAGAACATGATTGTGAAAAAAGGGTTCTAAAATTAGTAGCAAATAATCCTATAGAAAATTTTGATACTGATAAATATATCCGGGCAGTTAATGCTTATTTGTGGAGTTATCATATTAATAAAGAATTAAGACAAAGACCAAAAAATCCAATATATTCTCCAAGAGTCTTAGAACATATGCCAAATATCTTTTATAAAGATTTGAACTATTACTTAGATGTAAATAATTTAACACCATCTATGAAACAAACTTTATTGGCCGAATACTAAAAATGCTCAAGTTGGTATTGACAAACTGACGATACAGGATATAATTCGTTCACAGGAGCAATTTTATGAATAGGCTGGGTCTTTGTTGTATTTCTCTCAAACTTAAAGAGCAAGGTTTTGGTCATCAAACCATGACTTTTAAGCGATTTAATTCTTTGCCCAGAGAAGAAGCGTTGGAAATTCTTGGATCTAGAATTCAAAACAATCTAATGGTTACAGATAAAACTATACAGTTTTGTGCAGAGAATGATTATGTTTATCGTGTTAGTAGTGATATTTTCCCGCTAATTACTTATAACGAAGCAAATGTTAATCTAGAGGATTTACCAAACTATGACTCTATTCAAGATGAGTTTGATAATATTGCACAGAGTATCTCATCTACTAATGTTCGCGTTTCTGCTCATCCTAGTGAATTTAATAGTTTATCAAGTCTCAGCGAAAAAGTTGTTGAGAAAACAATCACAGAACTCAACTTCTACAGCAGTTTCTTTGACAGAATTGGACTTCCGGCTGATACTAGATCGCCCATGAATCTTCATGTACATAACAATAATGGTACAAGAGAAGAGATTTCCCATAGATTTTATACAAACTTTAAAAAACTAGATGAAAATTGTCAAGCTAGACTAACCATTGAAAATGACGATAAACTAAACTGCTGGAGTGTTAAAGAATTAGTGGATATTTTTCATCCCATCACTAGAATCCCAATCTGTTTTGATTACTTGCATCATAAGTGTCATCCTAATAATCTCACAGAACGTGAAGCGATTAATATGTGTTGGGATACTTGGCAAACTAGACCTCTTTTCCATTATAGTGAAAGTAGGGTAGGTAATAATCCTAGGGCTCATGCTGATTATCCTCAAAATACTTTTGATAATTATGGTTTAGAATTTGATGTGGACATGGAATTAAAAGCTAAGGATTTAGCAATTGCAGAATATAATGAACTTTTAACTACACTTTCTTAATAAGGATATAATTATGCCTCAGATTGGTGCTATTGTAATTAATGATACTATTAATGTTCAAGCTATGATAAACTTGCTCAAGGCAGACCCTAGAATTACTATGGGGAAGGAAACTCTTGCAGAAGATGGTTCTCGTTATATCCCAATAGAAAAGAATACATAATTATGAGTGGCTGGCTGATAGCAACAGTGGGTTTTGTTTATGCTTATGTAAGTTTTGAACAGTTCTATAGAGGAAATATAGGACTAGGACTTGCTTATGCTGGTTATAGCTTTGCTAATATAGGATTATTTCTATTAGCCACCAAATGAGTTAAAGTTTGGTATGCCCTATTGACGATTCTGTTTAGAGTGGTATACTACAACCATACTAACGGAGAGTTTATGAAAATTATTGAGAAAACCATTAAGAAAGCATACAATCATTGGAATCCTAATTATTTAATTCGTTGTTATCATTACTGTGCTGCTTTTGAAGGTAAAAAAATGATAGGATTTGCCCAAAACAATCCTATTAAGATGACCAGAAAAGCGCACAGAATTGGTCAGCAGTTTAATATTCCAACTTATGTAGAGTATTCTTATCCTCATGCTGAAAGTTTACTTGTGGCAAAACTATTGGGTAAATATAACTATGTTGATCCTTCGTGGAAGTTTGTGGTAATGAGAATTAATAGGGTGGGCAAGATTCTGTTGAGCAAGCCTTGTGAGAATTGTCAAAAAATTCTTGATGCTCTGAATATTGATAATTTTTATTATAGTAATGATGATGGCGACTTTATTAGTAATGATGGATCAATTTGTCGTAGCAAAACCAGCAAGATTGATTTGATTCTAGCATAATGAGGAGCATATGAACTGTATTTATTGTAAAAATTGTGTTGGTGTAGATCGTTATGAGTTTCTTGTAGAAACCAATCGGAAAATTATTTGTAAAGAGTGTAGTGTAGA